AATGGGCATGCATTTAGTTGGTTATAAAGTTAATTCAATAAAAGATAAGACACATGGATTTTCTGCTGTGTTGGATAAAGACATTATTGATCTAGCATATGATTTCCTAATGAAACGCATGGGTGTGCGTGAGTTGCATGCAGAAGGAGCTTTGCCCCTAACTGTTTGTGGTAAGTCTATTAACTTTCAGAGTAAGATAGGTGTGACCCCACTTAATTGGATTCATCACGATGTTGAACAACCTGCTTTTACTTATTATGGCACTGTTGATGGTGGGTTTACAGCCACCTCTCAAGTGCGTACTAGTATGATAGCATCTGACTTGGAGAGAATGACACATATACCTCATGTATGGGGTCCACCCAATTTTAACCCACCCGATGAGCGTGGTGTGCGAAGGAAGTGGAAACCTTGGCATACTGGGTTGGTTCAATTAACAGATCCTTGTTCCATGATTAACGGAGCTGCTTTGAAGTGGGCTATTCTAGATTTTTCCAGTCCTATTTTGGACGCTTTGGTTAAGATGCCATTAGATGAGTTAAAGCCATTGACGAACGAACAGATTCTTAATGGAATACCTGGCAAAAGATTTGTAGATAAAATGAATTTCAAATCTTCTATGGGTTTTCCTTTATCTGGTGCAAAGTCTAAGTATTTAGTGATTGATCCAAGAACAGGGATGTCTGATTTTATTGATCGGATTTTCTGGAATGAAATGGAAGGATCAATTGAGACTTATTTGAAGGGTCAAATGTGTAATCACATTTTTAAGGCTTGTTTAAAAGATGAAGTCACAAAAGTTAGGAATGATGCTGGGCTGTTGAAGAAAGCTCGAATATTCCAAGCAGCACCAATAACATTGCAATTATTGACACGTAAATATTATTTGCCAATTATTCGTTTTTATTGCATGCACCCCATCGTTACTGAATGTGCTGTGGGCATAAATTGCTTTTCACTAGAATGGGAAGAGCTATTTAGTCACATGACCAAATTCGTTGAGAGCGATAAGGATGTAGGAATATTTGCTGGTGATTATGCTGCATGGGATCAGAGATGCCCATGCCAACTTGTTGTGGCATCACTATCCATTATGATTAATATAGCAGAGCGAACAGGAAATTATTCCAATGAAGACATTGTTGTCATGAAAGGAATAATGACTGATTTAGCTTATTGTTTAATTAATTTTAATGGATCTTTAGTACGTTTTAGAGGAATGATGCCATCAGGGCATAATTTAACGGCCGTATTGAATAGTAATGCAAATAGTTTGTTAATGCGAGCTATGTATTATCAATTGTGTCTCGAAGCAAACATTTTGCCCATGCCCTTTAGGGAGAATGTTGCAATAAGTACATATGGTGATGATGTGTTTGGAAGTGTACATAAGAAAATTAGACACATATTCAACATTAAGACTTATGCAAATAAGCTTGCTCGTGATATACGTATGGGATTCACAATGCCTGATAAGACGAAAGAATTACGCGAATTTATACATCAGGATGACAGGGATGCTGATTTCCTGAAAAGACAATCTAAGTATATAGAAGGACTTGTGAATAATGATAATGTACCGGTTCGAGTTGGAGTTATTGAACTTGACTCGATAGTGAAGTCACTATATTGTGTGAAGTGCTCAAAAGCACAAGAACGTAATAATTTAGTGGCAACGATGATGTCGGCCTTGCATGAATTATTCTTTCACGGAAGAGAAACATATGAACAATGGTGCACGTTTATAGATATTTTGTGTGCTGAACACAAAATGGTTTTGCCAGTAAAAGTGCCAACTTTTGATGAACGTATAATAGATTGGAAGAATAAATATTTGCATAATAGTGAGGTTATTGATGGTACCCTTTCTAATAGTGTATTGAACACTGTTAGTTTAAATGACCATCTCGTTGATGTATTGGTTACCCATTGCTACTACAATGAGGCTTGCATCGATGATTCAATCTTGGAAGATTTAATAGTAGATAAATCTTCTTCTCGGAATCCTGTAGATTGGGGATCTCTGAGAATATTTAACAGATCTAACAAAGTTAAAGAAAATAATAAAGAAATTGAGGGTTTGAGCAACCAGAATGCTCAGCGAGTGTCATCACGCTATGATGACCTGCAACCACACGCAGGCGGAAGCGAAGTGGTAACGTCATTTAACATGGTTGTTGGTGAGGAATCAGCAATACCTGGTATTATAAATGACATAAATTTAAACACACAACACACACCATCAGACTTGAAAGAATTTTTTAGTAGACCTATAAAAATACAATCATATTTGTTGAATGTTGATGAAGATTTGGCAATTGATATTAATCCAGTTAGTGCTTTCTTTTCTAACACGAGAGTATCTAACAGAATAAATAATTTTGCTTGGTTTAAGGGAACTATGTGTGTTAGATTTGAAACAAATGGATCAAATTTTCATTATGGTAGGTACATTGCTGCTGTTAATCATTGGAAGTCCAGTGATACATTGTATCAGCAAATTGGAGTGCCAATGACTGCATGTACTGTTTTGCCACATGTTATGATAGATCCGACTGACGCAACTGGTGGCTGTCTGGAAATACCGTTATTTCATCCGATGAACATGATTCCCTTTAGAAATATGTTTGATTTGGTTAATGTGAATTTAAGATCAGTTAATCCATTGAAGTTGCTAAAAACATCGGATCCAACCACATCATTGACGTTGAATGTGTGGGCATGGTTTAAGGATATTGAATTAGCTATGCCAACGCAAGAAAATAATGCATTTCTCACTCCTCAAGGAGATGATGAATATGATAA